TATTGTAAAATTGTTGGCTTGAATACCGACAAACAAAATGCGCTTGTTTTTGTCGAATGTTCCGATGAAAAGCACAGCATCAAAAAGACTTTTTCAATTCCTGTTTCTATTGCGGACGATGCGCCCAATTTCATCAAACAAGCCTATTTGCATTTGAAAACTTTGCCCGAATGGGCCGATGCAACAGATTGTTGACAAGTTGATTGATTTCGGTTAACAATTGACAAAAGCCTACCGATGGGTTTTCATCGGGTTTATTCTTAGGTTCAACCTATGTCAGAAAATCAGGTAGTGGAACGAGTTGCCGCCAACGTGGTGACAAGTGACAATTTAGCGGAATTCACCGCCCGTAAGTTAGGTTTAGTTGATAAGCCCGTGGAAGCCGCGGCGATTGCAGATAATGCAGCCGAGCCGGAAGCCCAGGGCGATCAGAGTGGACACGACGGGGAAGGGAATGATGCGACGGTAGAGGAAGATCAGAAGGATCGTAAACCGAACCCAAAGATCGAAAGGCGTTTTTCAGAGATAACCAGGCAGCGTGAGGAAGCGCGTAAAGAAGCGCAACGCGAACGTGAAGCCAGGGAATCATTGGAAACCAGGTTTAAGGAACTGGAATCCAAGGTCAACCCACAAAAGGCGCAAGCCGTGGACGACCTGGGGCCGGAACCCAAGCCTGACGAATTCAACGATATGTTCGAATACGCGAAAGCGTTGGCCGAATTTACCGCTGATAAGAAGTTGATGGAACGGGACAAGCAAGAGGCCGACCGCAAGGCCGCGGAACAACGGGTTCAATTCGAAAAAGGTTGGGCCAACCGCGTGAGTGCAGCGAAAAGTCAATTGCCGGATTTCGACGAAATGATCCAATCAAGCGACGTGGCGGTTTCCGACCCCGTGCGCGATGCGATCATGGAGAGTGAAACAGGGCCACAAATCCTGTATTACTTGGCCGAAAACCCCGACTTTGCCCAGGAATTGGGCAAAAAATCCGTCATTTCAGCCCTTCGTGAAATTGGTAAGTTGGAAGCCCGCTTCGAAAGAACGGCAACCAAATCGGATGACGAACCCGAAGTGAGAGCCACGGCCGTAAAATCAAAAGCGCCAGCGCCGATTTCGCCAATTCGTGGGGCAGTTTCCAAGACTGAAAACAACGTGGATGCCGACGGCAATTACCACGGAACCTTTCAACAATGGAAAGCAGCCCGACAACAACGTCGAATCCGCTGACAATCGAACCCTTTTCAATAGGAATTTAAAATGTCTAACAATTTGCTTACCATCAGCAAGATCACCAACGAAGCGTTGATGGTCTTGGAGAACGAACTTACGTTCACAAACAACGTCACCCGCGAATACGACGATCAATTTGCTGTTACCGGCGCCAAAATCGGTAACACTTTGAACATCCGTCGCCCTGGTCGTTTCATCGGTACAACTGGCCCCGCGCTGAACGTTGAAGACTTCAACGAAACATCCGTGCCTGTTACCCTGACAACCCAATTCCACGTTGACACACAATTTACGACCCAAGATTTGGCTTTGAGCCTGGACGCATTCAGCGACCGCGTTTTGAAACCAGCCGTGGCCGCAATTGCCAACAAAATGGATTACGACGGTTTGACAATGGCCAAAAACAGCGTTGCCAATATCGTTGGTACGGCTGGCACACCGCCCACCGGTTTGATTACCTATTTGACCGGTCAAGCCTATTTGGACAGCGAAGGCGCACCACGCGACGGCCGCCGTTCAATTGTGATTGAGCCATTTACATCCGCAACCATCGTTGACAGCCTGAAAGGTTTGTTTGTGCCTTCCGACAAAATCGGCGCACAATTCACCAAAGGCATGATGGGCCGTGATTCCGCTGGTGCAAACTGGTACATGGATCAAAACGTTGTGTCCCAAACTTTTGGTTCATACAGCGGCAAAACCATGTTGGTTGACACTACCGCTTCCGGTTTTGGCATTTCAACTGGTTGGGCGCAAACATCCACCATTACCCTGGTGGCATCGGCTGCATTGACCCTGAACCAAGGCGACGTGATCCAAATCGCTGGCGTGTACGGTGTCAACCCACAAAATCGTCAGTCATACGGCAAACTTCGCAACTTCGTTGTGACCGCCACGACCAACGTTGCAACCACCCCTGGCACTTTGGTGACTGTATCGCCCGCGATCATCACCGGCGGCCAATTCCAAAACGTCGTTGTTCAAACTGCCAGCAGCACCGCCGCTGTCACACCGTTCAACAACACCGGCATCGTCAGCCCACAAAACTTGATTTTCCACAAAAATTTTGCGACCGTGGCAACCGCCGATTTGGAATTGCCTGACGGGGTTCACTTTGCTGGCCGTGCGTCCGACAAAGACTTGGGCTTGTCCATCCGTGTGGTGAGGCAATATACAATTAACAACGATTCCATTCCTACGCGTTTGGATGTGTTGTACGGTTGGGCGCCTTTGTATCCTGAACTGGCTTGCCGCGTTGCAGCCTAAAAAAAGCGGGGTGGCTTCGGCCACCCTTCATTAAACACATTTAAGGAAAATCATCATGAGCAATCCAGGGCCAGCATCAACCCAATCCATTCACCCTTCGAACCTTGCAACGAACCAGGCTTTGCGCCTAATTGCATCGGCCCAGGGTGTCAACATGAACTCAGTTGGCGACACCGTTGCACCAATCCTGGTGTCCGGTAACGTCAGCGTTCAAACCATCATCGTGGCCAACGCATCGACCAGCCTGACAACCGCGCAATTGGCCGTTTATACCGGCCCAGGCGCAACAGGCACGGCCGTGAAATCGGCTTATGCTTTGAGTGGCAACAGCAGCACAACCAAAGTTGTTGCTACCGCGGCCACTTCGACTGATTCGATCACTACAACCCCGTTGTATATCCGCAATACAACCGTCCAGGGCGCAGCAGCAACCGCCGACGTGTTTATTTACGGTTACGACTTGACGTTCCAATCCTAATTTTGGATTGAAAGTAAAAAGGGCCGCCCTCAAAAGGGGTGGCTTTTTTTCTATGGTCAGGTCTATAATTTCGAAAACACTTTTGAGGGTCGAAAATGCTTAACACGTCGGTAATGCGCCTAGCGGGCAAAACATATCGGTTGGATTTAACCACTTCGGCCAGCACAACATTGTTGATTGAAGACACGACAAACGATCAAAGCAATTTGGTCAGCCTGTTGAATACCGGAAATGGTGTTGCGTCGGTTGAAATTGCAAATGCCAGCGCGTCGGTTTTGACGCCCACCATTGCATCAACTGGCAACGCGGGTTCGTATGTTTTACCGGCCGCAATGCAAGGGCCAATCATGATCGTCGCCCCACCCGCGCCCTTTTACATTAAAGGAATCAGCAGCGGCACGAATTCTTTGTTCATCACACCCGTGGAGGTTGGTTAAATGATAAATACCCCAATGCAGCGAAATGCGGGTCAAACTTACACCCTTGATTTGACGACGGCCGCCAGCGCGGCGTTGTTGATTACGCCAACCACAAACGACAACGTAAATTATGTTTCTTTGTTGAACGTAGGTTCCGGCTTGGCTGGCGTTGAATTCGCCCCCCTGGCTGCCAACCTGGTAACCCCGACCATTGCCACAACTGGCAACAGCGGTTCTTTTGTATTGCCTGGCGGCATGAATTTTCCCTTGATTATTGCGGTTCCAAAAGGCCCGTTTTACATGAAGGCGATTAGCAGCAGCACGAATACACTTTATGTAACCCCTGTTCAAGCAGATTAAAAGGGGCCGTTATGGGGAACAACGTTCCTGTTACGCAAACAACCAACATCGTCCCCGTTCAGGGCATTTTTCAGCCTGAACCGACGTTTGCCCTCATATCCTTAATTGGCCCCGCGGGAACGCCCTTTTACGCCCCCTTTGACCCCGTTCAATCGGGGTTGACGATTACAGGCAGCACAATTGACAGCAGCGTAATTGGTGGCAACGCGCCAGCAGCCGGTTATTTCACAAGCATTTACGCGACCACCGGCCAAGTGGCCACCAGCCCTTCGGCCGACTTGGACATTGCCAATAAGGCTTATGTCGATTCGGTTGCCCAGGGTTTGGACGTAAAGGCGTCGTGCGTTTATTCCACAACCGCGAACATTGCGCTGACCGGTTTAGGAACCCAGGCTGGCGGCGATTGGGCAACCAGTTTGACAGCGGGCGATCGCATCCTGGTAAAAAACCAAACAGCCCAAGCCAACAACGGTATTTATTCCGCCAGCGCCAGCACTTGGACGCGAACCACCGACATGAACACCTGGGCCGAAGTGCCAAGCGCGTTCACGTTTATTGAATCAGGGACAACCCTAAGTGATACCGGTTGGGTTTGCACATCTAACCAGGGCGGCACAATTGGCGTGACTGCCATTACTTGGTCGCAGTTTTCAGGCGCCGGTTCGTATTTGGCCGGAACGGGGTTAACCCTTACAGGCAACACATTCAGCATCACCAACACCGCGGTGACCGCGGCCGCATACGGTTCGGCTTCCCAGGTGGCCACGTTTACCGTGAACGCGCAGGGCCAATTGACATTGGCAACCAACACCAGCATTGCAATTGCGGCCAGCCAAGTCACCAGCGGCACATTTGACACCGCCAGGCTGTCGGGTTCATACACCGGCATCACAGCCGTTGGAACTTTGACCGACCTGACGGTGACCAACACAATCACGGGTTCGGTGTCCGGCAATGCTGGCACGGCCACAAAGGCCACCAACTTGGCCAACGGCGCGGCGGGTTCGGTTGCTTACCAAACAGCAGCCAACACCACCGCATTTTTGGCGGCCGCATCAAATGGCCAGGTTCTTACTTTGGCCGCGGGTGTTCCTTCCTGGGCGACACCTACAACGGGAACCGTCACATCGGTTTCGCAAACATTCACCGGCGGGATCATTTCGGTTGGCGGTTCGCCAATTACCGGATCGGGAACGCTGGCGCTGACAGTCGCGGGAACCAGCGGCGGCATTCCGTATTTTTCGGGCGCCACCACCTGGGCAACTTCCGCGGTTTTGGCTGCCAATGCTTTAATGATTGGCGGCGGGGCTGGATTGGCCCCTAGCACGATTACAACCGGCACAGGGGTGGTTACAGCCTTAGGCTTGAATACAGGCAGCGCGGGCGCGTTTGTGGTCAATGGCGGGGCTTTGGGTACACCACTAAGCGGCACAGTCACAAACCTGACCGGAACGGCGGCAATCAACATCACCGGAACGGCCACAAACCTGGCTGGTGGTGCGGCGGCCAGCATTCCTTACCAATCGGCAACGGGTGTCACCGCGTTCCTGGCTTCGGCAGCCGGTGACGCAAACAAGGTGCTGCAATCAAACGGGACTTCGGCCCCGTCCTGGGTGACGCCGGTGGCTTACGCAACGGTGACCGACGACACGACCACCGCCGGAACCAGGTATCCGTTATTTGCCAATCAAACGACGGGAAACCTGACAACGCAATATGTCAGCAGCACCAAATTTCAATTCAATCCTTCCACCGGTCTGTTGACTGCAACGGGGTTTAGCGGTTCGGGCGCCAACTTGACCAGCCTTCCCGCTGGCCAATTGTCCGGCACGATTCCTTCGGGTGTCCTGGGCAATTCAACGGTTTACATTGGCACGACCGCCATTGCGCTGAACCGTGCCACGGCCAGCCAATCATTGACCGGAGTTTCAATTGACGGCAGCGCGGGAAGTGCAACAAACGCAACAAACGCAACAAACGCAACGAATGTCGGCATAACCGACGACACTTCAACAGCGGCCGATATGTATCTTACCTGGGTTACAAACACAACCGGAAACTTGCCGGTGAAGGTGTCTTCGACTAAACTTAAATTCAATCCATCCACAGGCGTTATGACCATGACCGGTGGAACTGGCGGGGGCAACTTCTAATGAACACACAATGGAAAATCTTGGGGATTGAAGCCGACGGCGAATTGATTACCCAGGCACGTTATTTTGCAGCCGCCACCGAAGGCGACTTTACAGTCGAAACCGAAGGTAATTGGTTTATTCCTGAACCCAAACTTACGGTGGCTTTTGCCGACGTGACGGAAGACATGATTGTGTCCTGGATCGACAAAACAGGCATTGAAGCGCGTTTGGCTGAACAATTGGCCGCATTGAAAAAACAAAAAGTGACGGTGGCGCCGTGGTTGCCCCAAACGTTTACACCAAATTTTGAGGAAAAATTATGAACGTCAGCCTTTCACCTTTTTTCGGCGTTGCCGGACAATTATTTAGCAATGATGGCGTCCCTTTGGCTGGCGGCAAAATCTTTTCGTATTTGGCCGGATCAACAACACCGCAAGCAACTTACACAACCTTCCTTGGAAATATTGCCCATTCAAATCCAATTATTTTGGATGCCGCGGGCCGCGTTCCTTCCGGCGAAATATGGCTTATTTCAAACGTGGCTTACAAATTTGTTGTCAAAGATGCCAGCGACAATTTGATTGGCAGTTTTGACAATGTGTTTGGCATTACTTCAAAAACATCCCAAACGGGATATGTTGTTGCAACGGAAGGGCAAACAATTGTGACCGTTCCTTTCACATACACCGTTGGCCAAAATTCTTTGAACGTTTATGTAAACGGCAGCAAGCAAATTATTACGCTGAATTACACCGAAACCAACACAACTTCAGTCACGTTTTTAAGCGGATTGAATGTTGGTGACGTTGTGCAATTTGTTCAATAAGGAATAATATGGCACAAACCGGTTTCACCCCAATTCAAATTTATAGCAGCAGCACGACCACAAACGCGCCCGCTGTTGGCAACTTGACCAACAGCACGTTGGGGTCGGAACTGGCCATCAACATCACCGACGGTAAATTGTTTTACAAAGACAATGCCAACGCCATCCAGGTGATTGGCTGGAAAACCACGCCAACTACCGCGGGCGGCACGGGCTTGACTTCATACACCGCGGGCGATTTGCTTTATTACGCAACCGGCACAACTTTGGCCAAACTAACCATTGGCGCGTCCGGCCGGTATCTTTCCAGCAGCGGCACGGCGCCACAATGGACAGCGCCAGCGGCCCTTACAAAGACAGACGACACCAACGTGACGTTGACCCTTGGCGGCAGCGCCAGCACGGCGTTGTTGAATGCCGCATCGTTGACTTTGGGATGGACAGGAACTTTGGGCGTTTCCCGCGGTGGCACAGGAACAGGAACGGCATTCACAACTGGTTCGGTTGTTTTTGCTGGCGCGTCAGGCGTTTATTCTCAGGACAATGCGAATTTGTTTTGGGATAACACAAACAAACGTTTGGGCGTTGGCATTACGTCGCCAGCGCAATCAATAGACACAGTTGGAACCGTTAAAGCAAGAGCGTTTTTGGTGGATGCAAATAATTCAACCAACTACGACATAAAACTTGTCACAACCGCGGGCGACGGTGGAGCAAATAGCATCCAGGTATATTGGAACGTAACTTATGGGGCTAGTGCCGCCGGTGGTTGTTTGGGGGCGTACAGCAGAGCCGGTGTTTACGTTCCACCGGCAACAGTAGTTTCGTCAAGCAATGAATACACAATTTATGGATTTATTGGAGTGGCGTCATGAGTGCAACCTGGTCAATAAGCAAAGTGGAATGCTTGCCAAGCGTAAACGGCAACCCAAAAGTGATTTTTAAAGTTTTCTACGAAGTGCGAAAAGCGCCAGGCAAAAAACCCTGGCCAAGCGTAATTGCTTTAAACATGGAAAAAGTTGGAAGTGATTTTATTCCATTTGAAAATGTAAAACAAGAAAACATTGTTCAATGGGTGAAAGACGTTTTGCTTACGTTTAGAGCCGATTTCATTGATGACATTGAAGGTTGTTTGTCGGATGAAGACGAAACAATTGAAATGACGATTGCGTCATAAAGACAAAGGAAAAGCAAATGACAACCTTAATTCCAAAATATCAATATTCCGGTTCAACAACCGTCAATCGACCAATCAATGAAAAATTGGCCGAAATGATTAGCGTTGAAGACTTTGACGGCGCAACAGATCAACTTAAAGTGCAAGCCGCTTTTGACAGCGGCCAACCAATTAGATTTACAAAAAGTTATTCCGTTGATTCGGTAACAATTAGGGCCGTTGGTCAAACAATTGATTTCAATGGATACACCCTTACTGGAACAAGATCATTTTTATCGGTGGGTGCTGCATACGTTTTAGGCATTGCTGGCCGACAATTAAGACTTTACGACGTTTCTGTCAATGCTGATTTTAAAAATTACGCATCGGCCATTCGTTGGTTTAGCGAAAGCAATGCAGCGCCAGCGCAATTTAATAATGTTTACGGAATGTCCGTTGCATATTGCATCAATGGTTTGACATTTGGCCAAGAAATTGGAACGCCATCCTTGGATGCTGCCCAATCTGAAAACGCCATTTATGGTTTCAAATGTCGTGGCGCCCAAAAGGCTTTTGTCGGTAATCAGTCAAACGGTTTTGTAACCCTTATTGCGCCGCAAATGGACTGCAATCCTTACGAATGGTCTTTTCAGCCAGGATACAACGCCACAACCTGGCAAACCGCCGCAAGATCAATTCACAACGTAGTTGGTCAAGTTGTTATCTTGGGTGGCGAAGTTTTAAAAACATCAACACAACTTGGTTATGGCGTTGAGGGCCGAGACATTGCCATGATTGGCACAACCATTGAAATTGCTTGCGCCAACTTTTATGTGCAAGGTGAAATTCAATTAAAAGGTATTTACAACTTTTACATGGCGTCGGATTCTGCCAACGTTTTTACTATTGACCCAGGCGCCGGTGACAGAGGTTCTACGATGGTTACTTTAGATAATTGTTCCCCATATCGAGGTAATGATGTTTGGAGTTATTCGGGCAGCACAATGATTAAAGGCAATTCAACATTGCCGGTTACATTTAATTTTGTAAATTGCGGAATAAAAAATTGGGTTCCTTACAGAATAGCAAGTGACAGCGCAATAAACGTTGGCGCTGGCCAAGTATCAAATGCAATTGTGCGGTTTTCAAACACCAAAATTGTTAACTTAAATGGTGCTGGCGCAATAGTTTTAAACATTACTTTGCCAAACACATCGTCAGCAACAACAACTGCAATTGCTTCAGCCGCAATAATTGGAATTGAAAACGCGGGCCAAATTTTTCACGTTTCAGGCACAACGGCAATTAACACGATTGAAGTGCCTTTAACTTCATTCCGCGGCACGGTGACAATTATTCCTGACGGCGCTTTCACTTTAACAACCGCTGGAAACATTGGCAAAGCATCGACCGCTGTTGTTGGCCAGGCCATGACGTTGCACTATGACGGCGTGAAATGGTATCCAAGTTACTAAGGGAAAAAAATGACGACACCATTTCACATTGTTACCCGCGCCATGAAAGACATTGGCGCGTTGGCTGCCGGTGAGGTTCCAACCGCTGACGAAGCCCAAGACGGCTACGATATGTTGAACGATATGTGCGCCCAATGGTCGAACGAAAACATGATGACGTTTTACAAAACCGAAATCATTTTTCCGTGCGTCCAAAACCAAATCCAATACACCATCGGCCCCAACGGCCAGGTTGGTTCGTCGTTTACCGGTTCAATCAGCGGCACGACTTTGACCATTACGGCCAATTCCGTGACCACCGGCGCCATCACAATGGGCCAAACATTGTCGGGAACTGGCGTTTCAGTCGGAACCACGATTGTGGGCTTTGGTACGGGCGCTGGCGGCAACGTAAACGAAGGCGGCACATACCAGGTCAGCAAATCGCAAACAGTGGCCAGCACAACCATTTCAGGTTACTACGAACGCCCCCTGACAATCGAATCCGCGTTTGTTCGGGTAAACACCAACGCCAACGGTTCGCCCGTTGCAAACGGTGGCCTGGATTATCCGGTGGCCATTTTTGCTTTGGAAACCTACGAAATGATTGGTTTGAAAAGCCTGAACGGCCCCTGGCCAAAAGGTCTTTATTACCAGCCTTCGGAAAACTTGGGAACGATTTACCTTTGGCCAAATCCAGCCCAGGGCGAAATGCACGTTTTTGCTTACACACAATTTCGCACTTTCAGCAATCAAACCAACGACATTGAATTGCCGCCTGGTTATGTGAACGCCCTTCGCTGGTGTTTGGCTGAACGTTTAATGCCCATGTACGGCAAGACAAACCAATTGATTATGGCTAAGATAGAAGCATTCGCAGCCCAGGCAAAAGCCACGGTTAAGCGTACCAATATGCGACCACCGCAAATTGCGCGTTATCCTGACGCCTTGCTTATGGGCAAATCAAAGGATGCGGGCTTCATCATGGACGGAGGATTTGCATAATGCCGGACTTTGGCTTTGTTGGCGCGTCCTACGTGGCGCCGTCGATTTATCAAGACGACCAGGAATGTATCAACTACTATCCCGAAATCGACCCAATGAAGCCGCCAGGCAGCCGCGGCGTTGTGGCGTTGTATCCAACCCCTGGCCTGGTTGAAAAATACCAATTAAACCAGGCAGAGGTTCGCGCAATGCGAACCCTATCCGGCGGACAATATATGTTGGTTGTGTGCGGCAACAAAGTTTGGCAAATCACGGTTGCCGCTGGCGCTGTTGAAATTGGGACGTTGGTTACTTCAAGTGGCCCCGTGGACATTACCGACAATCAAATCACCACCCAAGGTTTGGCCGCTTACATTGTGGACGGCGTGAACCGATATTACTGGTATGCCACCAGCAACACGTTTGCCACGTTGCCACCAACCGATGGCCCGTGGCAAGGCGCTGATTCCGTGGACACGGTGGACAATTACATTGTTTACAACCAGCCAGGAACCCAAAATTGGGCCGCTACGGACTTGGATTCTGTTTTTAGTACATCGGCCTTTTACGGATCAAAAGACGGCGCCCCTGACGATTTGGTGACCTTGATTGTGGATCGCCGCCAGGTGTTCCTATTGGGCGAAGTCACATCCGAAGTTTGGGTGGATGTTGGTTCGCAAATCACCGGATTGACCACATTCCCTTTTCAGCGCATTGCCGGAACTTCTACGCAATATGGTTGTGCTGCCAAACATTCGTTGGCGCGTTTTGGCGAAAACTTTATGTTTGTGAGCAAAAGCACACTTGGCCAAAACGTGATTGGTTCAATCCAAGGATATTCGTTTGTTCGTATGTCCACCCACGCCGTTGAGCAAAGCATCATTGACATTGACGTGTCGGACGCCACAGCCTATTCTTATAAACTGGAAGGCCACGAATTTTATGTTGTGACTTTCCCCCAGGCTGATTTGACTTGGGTTTACGACAGCACCACCCAGGTTTGGCACAAATGGCTTTCCTGGGATAAAGACAACGCAATTTATTACCGCCATCGCAGCAATTGCGGTTGCTGGTTTGGCACGTATTTTTATGTTGGCGACTTTCAAAACGGCAAAATTTACACGCTGAACAATGACATTTACACCGACAACGGTGAACCGATCCGAAGACTTCGACGCGCACCGCATTTAACAACCGATTTGCAACGCCAATTTTTTGAGGAATTGCAAATCCAATTCCAACCTGGCGTTGGCTTGCAAACAGGCCAGGGCAACAACCCCCAAGCCATGTTGCGTTGGTCAAATGATGGCGGTTCTACGTGGTCAAACGAACATTGGGTGAGCATTGGAAAGGTCGGCGTATATCAAAACCGCGCTATGTGGCGCCGTTTGGGATGGTCGCGCGACCGCATTTTTGAGGTTGTAATTACCGACCCAATTAAGGCCGTGATTGTGTCGGCCAATTTGAAGGCGTCGGCGGGGGACAATTAAATGCCAGCCAGCCCAACCATTTCAAACATTCCATTTCCGCAGTCGCGGTTCCTTGACCCTGTAAGCCAAGGGCCAGCGCGTGAGTGGATTCAATGGTTGCAAAATCCGTATAACGTGACGCAAACGGTGCAATTCATCATCATCAATGGCGGCGTCATTTCAGGCGTTGAAATAAACAATTCGGTAATCAACAATTCAACGATTGGATTGACAACACCGGCCGCGGGTAAATTTACCGATTTGACGGCGCTGAACGGAATTGGCGGGGGTATATTTTGAGCGACATTGAAATCATTGACGACGTGCCAACCAAGGATCAAATTTACCGGCTGCAAGCCGAAATGGTCAAAATGCCCCAGGTTGAATTGCAAACCGAACATTACTTTGTGCCAGGTATGTATTGCCGCCGCGTATTTCGTCCGGCCGGAACGCTGATTGTTGGCAAAGTTCACAAACAGCCCCACTTCTTTTTATGCGCCAAAGGCGAGATAATTGCGTGGACTGAAAAAGGCATGAAAAAACTTCAGGCCGGTGATGTTGTGGAATGCCAGCCAGGAACCAAGCGGGTGACGTTATCGACTCAGGATTCCATTGGCGTGACAATCCACAAAACTGACAAAACTGACCTGGACGAAATCGAAACAGAATTGGTCGAGCCTGACAATACCGCATTGTTTGATTCGGGAAACAACCTTAAACAAATCATTGCGGATTTGAAGAAACTGGAAGGAACATAATATGACTTTTGTTGCAGCAGCAATTGGCGCGGGACTTGGCTACGGTGTAGCAGGAACGTTGGCTGGCGCGGCCATTGGCGCCGGTGTCGGCGGCATGATTGGCGGCGGTATGAACCAAGCCAAAGCAGCCACAAATGCGGCATCCGCACAACAAGCCGCAGCGGCCGACGCGACCGGCCTTCAGCGGGATATGTTTAACACTATAAACACGCAGCAAGCCCCGTATAGAACCGCGGGATATGGCGCGTTAAACAGCCTTCAATCAATGTTGCCTGGCCAATATCAGCAATATGACGCCCAGGGAAACCCGACCACAATGGGAACAGGAACCGGTGCATTGACGCGAGAATTTACCGCGGCCGATTTAAATTCCCAACTGGCGCCAAATTACCAATTTATGCGCGACCAAGGTATTGGTGCAACGCGTCAAAACGTCAACGTTGGCGGTGGTGGATCAAACGCCAATATGGCTTCAATCAAGTTTGCGGAAGACTATGCGGGCAACGCATACCAAAACGCGTTTAACAACTTCCAAAACCAACAGACCAACATTTACAACCGTTTGGCGGGCGTGGCTGGTATTGGCCAGGCTGGTCAATCGCAAGCCAACCAAGCCGGAACAAACTTTGCAAATGCAGCCGGTCAACTTGGTGTTGGTTCCGCAACCGCTTACGGCGCTGGCCAGGTAGGTTCCGCAAACGCAATTGCTGGCATGGGCAACAACTTCATGCAAGCCGCAATGCTGTCCAAATTCATAGGGTAAGGGGAACAATATGCCTGAATTTTTTTCGTCGTTTCCTTCGCAGCAGATCAATCCCCAGGAATTTAAGGCGGCCGATTTAATCAATATTGGCCGCACCGGTATTGCCTTGCAAAAGGAAGACCAAGCCAACACCGAACGCGTTGCTGCCCAGGAATTTTTCAGCAATCCCGAAAACTTCCAAACCGATGGCAACATCGACATGGGCAAGGTCAATTCGGCAATTCCGAAACTGGCCCCGCTTACTGGCCGCGACATAATGAAAAACATGGCCGATTTAAGCACGGCCCAAACGCAAGCCAACAAAGCCAAAATGAATTTGACGCAAGATCAAAAGTCATTGGTTGGCCAAACTTTTAACATCCTGGGTAAAGCCGGTGTCAACAACAAAGACACTTATTTGAAAGCCCTGGACGACCTGGTGGCCACCAATCCTGGCAACAAAGACTTGGGCAGCCTGGCCGATTCTTACAAGACCATTTGGAACAAAATGCCGGAAGGCACAAATTGGTCGCAGTTGGCCGTCACCGGCGCCCAAACGCTGTTGCCTGTTTCG